ATGTAGCGACTGGGAAGTCGTCCAACGATGCTGTTAGAGCTTTCGCTAAAACCTTGAAATCAGTACTTTGGATTGATGTTCCCGATGAAAAGATGGCCTTGAAGGACGTACATGGAGTCATCGATGATATCCTAGATTGCCATTATAAGTCGGAGAGTTAGACTGCTAGTTAGCGCTACGGACGACTAAAATCCTTGCCCAAAAAGTTTAGAAAAAACGGGCAAAAGCCCGAAAAAAGTGGGCAGAAAAAACGGGCAAGAAAAACTGAAAATGGGCTATGGACAAAAAAAGTGGGCAAAAGCCCAAAAATTTTAGAAAAAACGGGCAGAGAAAAATGCTTAAAAATGGGCTTGAAGTGGCTAAAAACGGTCATTTTAGGCCCTTTTTGGGGTGTTTTGAGGTGATTTGAGTGACTTTCGAGGGTCGCTAAGGACGTTCTGCCCAAAAACCCATTTATTTTCTTTAATTAATTGAAAAAATTAAAAATGTTACAAATATACAACATTTTACGATTTATAAATAATAATAGCCAAAAAAAGTGGGTTTTTGACCAAAGACTAAAAATCGCACAAATTTTAATTAGAAAGGAGAAAAAAAAAACATGAGTGAGCAACTTGATAATTTAATCGATAATTTCTTTCTATATTTCCCTACCGAGAATATAGAAGGGACGGATTTCGAGTGCAACGAGAACTATAATCCATTCGAACTGATAATTAAATATCCGGATGGAACAGTGAAGGTCTATGACGATTTAAACAGAAGTATCAGAATCGTTAGTTACAATAGCGGAAATGTTACTGACGAAATTTGGAAAAGAGAATTTGCTAGACGAGTTAAATGGAGATTACATCGTAAGGGATATACCCAAGAAGAACTAGCAGCAGAGTTAGGCATCAATAGATGCACTCTTAACGGATATTTAACTGGCAAAAATATGCCGGGTTTTCGCTTTGTTACTAAACTAGCAAAAGCGCTCGGATGCACACCAAATGATTTATATATAGAGTAAAGGAGGAATTATGGAATTACTCGCAACAATATTTTTAAATTTAATAATAGCTGTATCGAGCGTCTTACTTCTTTACGCTATATTATTTGGAATACGAAATATAGTCGCCAATAGAAACTACGAAAAAATAATAGAAGCAATATATCGTTACCATATGCATATACTATCTCAACTAAATTTAGATTGGGTGGATATAGATGTGCTATATAAAGATATGCGAAATTGGTATGACTATGTTCATGATATGAAATCGTGGAGTTGTAAAAGTATATTACCTCCTGAGAAATATATTCTTATCAGTCCGTTTATTAAATAAAAAAAGATTCGGGAGCTATACATGCTCTCTTTCTTTTTATTTTGGCTTAAAAATTCGCGGAAAAAACATCCCCTTTTATGAGAGAGAAAAATAATGCGTTTTTAGCGCATACTCTCATGTTTTTACTATTTTAAGGAGGGTTTCTATGTTAGAAAACAGATTTAAAACAAATTTGGTTAATGAGTTAGAAAGTATGTTTCCTGGCTGCATTATATTACATATGGACCCTAACGAGTATCAGGGAATACCTGATCTTTTAATTTTGTACAGAAATCGCTGGGCCGCGCTTGAAGGTAAAAAGAGCGCAACTGCACCTGCTCGGCCTAATCAACCATATTATGTTGAATTAATGGATCAAATGTCGTTTGCATCATTTATTTATCCCGAGAATAAAGATGCGGTATTAGATGCATTATATTTACATTTTACAATTTAAAGGTGATAATACATGCGCTTTAATGATCACTCAAAACTAGCAGGGCTTCATGCCCCATTCAGTCCTAGCAAATCTCATTGGTTGAGATATCCTGATGAAAAAGCAGTAGAAGTGTTTACCGAAATGAAAGCTACTGAAAGAGGAACTCAATTACATGAATGGGCTAAGAAAACTATTGATTTAAAAATAAAACAACCGAAATCTAAAAAGACCTTGTATTCATATGTTAATGATGCTATAGGTTTTAAAATGCAGACAGAGGTTGTTCTGTTTGTTTCTCACAGATTCTTTGGTACAGCAGACGCCATTTCTTTTAGAAAAAATCCTGCTACCGGAAGAATGATATTAAGAATACACGATTTAAAGACTGGTACCACACCAGCACGTATGGAGCAGCTTGAAGTATATGCTGCTTTCTTTTGTTTGGAATATAAAATTAAGCCGGGCGATATAGACTTTGAACTTAGAATATATCAAAACGATGAAGTCATATACCATACACCGACCGCTGCAAATATATTGCCAATTATGGATCGTGTTACATACTTAGACAGACTATTTGACAAAATCGAAAACGAGGAGGGCTAACATTATGAATCCAATAGCGGAAGACATATTGATGCACTATGGAGTTAAATTCCGTTCAGGAAGATATCCTTGGGGCTCAGGTGATACACCCTATCAGCATGGTGAAGACTTCCTCGCCAGAGTAGAAGAATTAAAGAAACAAGGTTTCAAAGAAAATGCAGAAAGTATCAAAAGAGAATTCGGCATTACTATGAAACAATATCGTAATGAAAAAGCTTTAGCACAATACGAAAGAGACAGTCTTTTAATCGACAGAGCTAAATCTTTAAGCGAAGACGGTCTTGGACCTACTGAGATAGGCCGCCGAATGGGAAGAAGCGAATCTACTGTTAGGGGTTGGCTCGAACCGAATTCGGATGCAAAAATAAAAGAATGTGTAGCGCTTATTGACCATATTCGTACCCAAGTTGACAAAAATAAAATGGTTGACGTAGGCAAAGGCGTTGATAAAGAACTTCATATTTCCGAAGAAAGGCTTGATTTAGCTTTACATGCTTTGCAAAGAGAAGGATATCCTGTTTATAACAGAAGAGTTGAACAATCTACTAATGCAGGATTCCAAACCACAAATAAAATCATTTGTTCGCCTGGTACTGAATATGCAGAAGTATATAAGCCTGGTGCGGATATCCATCCTTTAAACGAAGAACATTATGTAGCTAAAGAAGGTGGAACTAAATTTAAAAAGTTTGAGTATCCTGCTTCAATGGACTCTAGTCGTATAAAAATAAGATATGTCGATGAAGTTGGTCCCGATGGTTTCACTGGCGGTGATAAAGATGGCACTGTCGAAATCAGAAGAGGTGTAAAAGATGTTTCTTTAGGAAATGATCACTATGCGCAAGTTCGCATATTAGTAGATGGCACACACTATGTAAAAGGTATGGCTGTTCATACTGATGATGAAATGCCTGAAGGTGTCGATATTATATTTAACACCAATAAACCGAGCACTAAGTCTAAGATGGAAGTTCTTAAGGAAATAGATAAGAAGAATCCAGACAACCCGTTTGGTGCTCTTATTATGCCGGAAGGTCAAAGCTATTATACAGACGAAAATGGTAAAGAACAGCTATCTCTTATCAATAAGAAGTCTTCAGAAGGTGATTGGTCCGAATGGCAAGATGCTTTACCTTCACAATTCTTAGGTAAACAAAGTTTAGCCCTTATTAACAAACAATTAGATTTAGCCAAGACTGATAAGAGAGCTGAATTTGAAGAAATATGTGCTCTAGAGAATCCTACTATTAAAAAGTATTTCCTAGCTAAGTTTGCTGATGAATGCGACTCTGCTGCAGTACATTTAAAGGCTGCTGCTTTACCTGGGCAAAAATATCACGTTATTCTTCCTATTAATACATTGAAAGATAACGAAGTATTTGCGCCTCAATATGAAAATGGTACTAAATTAGCTTTAATTCGTTATCCGCATGCTGGCACATTCGAAATCCCAGTACTTACTGTTAATAACAAGAACGCATTGGGTTCGAAATGGATTGGCAAACAAAGCATAGATGCTGTTGGTATTAATAAAAAGATTGCTGATCAGCTATCAGGAGCAGACTTCGATGGTGATACTGTAATGTGTATTCCTACACACGATCCCACTGGCAAAGTTAAAATAGTTCATAGACCTCCTTTGAAAGATCTCGAAGGATTTGATCCTAAGTTAGCGTATCCTGAAGTTCCAGGGATGCGTTATATGAAGGACCCAAAGACAGGTAAAGATAATACTCAAATGGAAATGGGTAAGATTTCTAACCTAATTACAGATATGAATTTGAATGGTGCTTCTGAAGATGAATTAGCCAGAGCCGTTCGTCATTCAATGGTTGTTATAGATGCCGGTAAACACAAACTTGATTATAAAAAGAGCGAAAAAGATAACGATATTAAATCGTTAAGAGCTACTTATCAAATTAAAGTTATGGATAACGGTGAAATAAAGTATGGTGGAGCATCTACTTTATTATCAAGAGCCAAGAGTGAGGTATCGGTACTTAAACGTCAAGGTTCTCCTAAGATTAACATCAAAGGTACTGATTGGTATGATCCTACTAAGCCTGAAGGTGCTAATGTTTATAAACTAGCGGATGATTTATACTATCCTGAAGATAGACACTATGATAAGAATACAAGCATGCAGACCCTTAGGACTACTAATGGTAAGAAGCTATCTTATAATACTAAAGACCCCGCTGCTGTAGAGAAGTATGCCCTACTTGAAGAGAAGGACCCCAAAACTGGTAAGTATGCGCCCGTTCTAACTACGGACCCCGCAACTGGAGAACCCGCTTATTCAAATAAGGACAGAACAATCTTCTATAGAGCTAAGGCTCGTACTCAAAAGAGTACCGCCATGATGGAAACCGATGACGCCCTTAGTTTACTTTCACCTAAAGGTGACGTTAAAGAAAAAGCATACGCTAACTATGCCAATGAAATGAAGGCCCTAGCTAATGAAGCTAGAAAGACACTCTACTTTGAGAAAGATATACAAGTAAATAAGGAAGCTAAGAAGACTTATGCTAACGAGATAGCCACCCTTAAAGCTAGTCTGAACGAGGCGTTAAAGAATGCCCCCCGTGAACGCTATGCTCAGCGCCAAGCGGATGCAGCAGGGGCTCTAATGAAGTTAGATGACCCCAACATCAAAGCTAAAGAATTATCAAAGCGTAAAACACAAGTATTACAGAATGCTAGAGCAGAAGTTGGTTCCGTTTCTAGAAAAGATCGTAATATAGACATTAGTGATAGAGAATGGGAAGCTATTCAAGCCGGTGCTATTGGTGCCAGTACATTGAATGCTATACTAGCTAACACTGATATAGATAAGCTTAGAGAAAGGGCCACCCCTAAAGCAACTACTACTGTTACACAGAATCAAATTAGTAGAATGAAAGCTTTAGCTGCTTCTAACTATAGTTTAGAAGAGATTGCTAAAAAGATGGGCAAATCGCCTTCAACTGTTTCGAAATACTTGAAAGGAGTTAAATGATTATGAGAAAACAATGTATGTTAACTACAATTGACAATCCTTTCAATCCTTTCGATGACTTTAAAGCTTGGTTCTTGTTTGACATTGAAAAAGGTTACAATTCTTGTGGTTACTTAGATCGAATCGCAAAGATTAAAGATAACATGACTGAAGAAGAAGTAAAAATCGAAACAGAAAGAGCAATTGATGAAATAATTTATCACGATCCTTTACATATTTACAAGAAAATCTACATGAATACTGCAGAAATGACAGATGAAGGCGACGATGAGTGACCATTAAACATAGGGGGGGGTCGCCAAAAATACACCCCCTCCTAGCAT